CGCTCGGAGGCCTCGCCCTTGTCGTCGCCGGAAGCATCGTCAGCCGAAGCCTTTTCAGCCTCGAATTTTGCTTCCTGCCGGAAAAACCACCGCTGCTTTTCAGCATCGGACAGCTTGTCCACCCTCTTGGCTTCCTTTGGGTCGCTGGCGAGGGCATAGGCAACTTCCGGTCCAAACTCACTGTTAAGAATGAGTTGGCCGATTGTGGCGGACAGGGGCCATGCGGCCGGGTCCGTCTTGGGGAGACCTACGGTGTCCAGGACTACCTCCTGGAAATCATCGAAGCGCTCTGTGCCGGCTTCCTCAAAAGCCGCGCGCTTCTCCGCAATCTCCGCCGCAGCTTTCTCCTGCTGTGAGGAGCGTTGCTGCGTCTGCTGGTTTTTGGCAAGTTCGGCCGTTTCCTGGCGGACTTCCCACCGGGCCAGCGCCCGGATGTACTTGGGATCAAGCTCCCCGAGTTCAAATTTTGAAGGATCGGGCTCCTTGTCATCGTCAGCCTTACCCGTTTTGTCCTGAGGTGTCAAGGTGCCACGTCCCTCCAGCGCAGCAAGGCGCTGCTCCAGGGTGCCAAGACGGCTTTCAGCCTGCTGGGCGCGGCGCTCAGCAGCGCGGGCGCGGCCGTTGGCACGGCGCAGGCGAACGTCTTCGTCCTTTGTTTTGGGCTTGCCGGTGCTCTTGGTCTTTTCTTTCAGTGCTTCGGCCAGGGCCGCGGCTTCTTCCTCCGGTGTCAGCTCCTCATCGTCCTTGAGGCCCAGAGTCGTGCGGCTTTTCTCAAGCGCGGCCTCTTTCTCATCGTCGGAGAGCTCCACCTTCGCGGCCTTGTCGGTGGCGGCTGTGCGCGGCTGCTCACCCACGACTTTCGCGCCGACTTTGCGTTCATCCTCAGAAAGGTTGTCGTCCGCGGGACCCTTTGCCGTGGTTTTTGGGTCCACGGTCTCTCCGTTGTTCGTGGAAAAGCCGTTGAATTTGGCCATTTCCTGTTCAACGGTAGGGCGTGCGGTATGAGTGGTCATGATCGTCTCCTGGGTTATCCTTGGTCGGCCACGCGGATGGCTTCCAGCGAGCCGGAAAGCTCACGGTGCGCGGCTTGTGATGCGGTGTCGGTCTGCTTGCGGGCGGCTTCGGCCGGCGCCAGCTCTGCCTGGGTGGCAAAATTGCGAGCGCGAGCGTTGTTCACGGCCACCTCGCTCTGTGTTTTGAGGAACTCGCCCACGGCCTGGTAAAGCTGTATTTGGGCCACGGTGTTGCCCTTGGCTTCCTTCTGCATGGCGGCGTTCTGCTCCTCCTCCGTCATGTCGGCGGGGTTCAGGATGCCAGGCGGCAGCATCATGCGGAGGCGGCGCGCGATTTCGTCGGCCATCGGCCAGTCCTGTGCCTGTACCAGCAAGTCCGCGATAATCGCCGCTGTCTGTGGCATGGCGTTTATCAGCGTCATCATGTTTTCCGACGCTTCGATGCGCTTGGTCTCGGTGGACGGGCCCGTGGCTACGGTCACGGTATACTTGCCGGCCGTGATGTCCTTGAGCGGGTGGTCTGGGTCGTCCGGGTTCGGCTGGTTGATAGCCTCAAGCTGCTGTTTCCCTTCGGCGCCCAGAATTTTGATGATGCGCGGGGTGTCATAGGCGGTCGAAATGAGCGCGTTGCAGACGCGGCCGCATTCCTCCATCGCCATGTTCAAATTGTCGTGATAGATGATGGAGCCGGTGTCACTCACGCGCTGGCGGGCCACGATCGCGGCGCCGCTCACCTCGTTGGACGGCATGCCCAGGTTGGCCTCGTGGATGTTGGTGACATCCTTGATGTCCTGGTTGGTAAATTCGGCCTGCTGCATCAGCGCGGCCTCAAGCTGCGCGGGTGCCGGGCGCTCCGGTTTTTGGCCGCTTTCCTGGTTCCAGATGAGCAGCGGATCGTCTGACAAGTGCGAGTTGCGCCACTCCTTCTCGCGCCCGGCCACGGCGGTGTCCGACGCCAACCACACAGCGCGCGGTGTCTGCATCAGCTTCTCCGCCACGACGGAGCGCCAGAAATTGTGAAGGCGCTGCGGGTCTTTTGCGAAGCGAACGAGGCCCCAGCGGTGCGTCCACTCGCCAACGCGGACTTCCCAGCCCGGGACGCGGAACACCGGCACGCGCGGAATCTCTAGGCGATACGGTCCCTCCAGGATATCCAGGCCGGAGCACTTGTACATTTCCGCATAAGGCACTTCGGCGTCGCGCATGATCGGTGAGCCGTCGGAGCGCTGCTGAATCTGGGACATGAGTTCCGCCGCCTTGGTGGCGTCGTATTTCGGAGAATGCCGGTCCATGACGTCGGTCAGGTCTTTCACCGAGCCATCCTGCAGGAGGGCAAGTGTGCGGGTGTGCGTGCAAACGCGCCAGTAATCCACCACCCGGACGTCATCAATGGCGATCCAGCCATTCATGCGGAGGTCGCCGCGCAGGGTGACGTCCACCACGAGGTCTGAGGCTGTGGCCCACGGGTACTCGCGCTGGAAATCGCGCTTGCGCATCGTTTCAACGACAAAGCAGTGCCGCGCGTCGGAGCCGGTCGGATCGGTGCCCATGCGATCCCAAACCACAGCGAAATGGTCCGCGATCGCGGCAATCTTTATGTCCTGGTCGAAGGCGTCCGCGTCGGACCAGTTCAATTCCACCTGGAAATTGCCGATGCCACACATGACCGCGCCGGCCAGGGCGTTGTCATAGGCCACTTTGGCGCCGAGCTGCTTCTGGATGAAGCGCATAAGCCCCTCGCGGAGCTTGGCCACCTCAACGGTGCCCCCGTTGTCGGGCAGGACCTTGATTTGAGTCTCCTGCTGGCGCCGCGCGCCGATAATCTGGGCGACAAAGGCCGGCAGGCGGTTGACGGTCAGGACAGGCTTGCGCGCAGCCTGGCGGCGCTGCCGGGTGACATCGTCCCACTGATTGCCCACCGTGAACTGGAGGTCCTCAAGCCCGGCCTCGCGGTTCATGCGGTCAAATTGAATGTCATCGTAAAAGTCCTGACGCATGCACGTCAGGAAATCGGCTTCGTTTTCAAAGCCTTCCGGGATTTCAAAATCCGGCTTCGTGGCGCTGGGCGCAGCGTCGCGGTCCTGTGATTTACTGGACATTAACTATCCCATCCAACCTGTGGCGCCGAACACCGGCGGAGGAACATAGCCCTGTGACGTGTCACTGTGCAAGGCCCCCGTGTCACCATACTGTGGAGGTGGCGCCTTGTCCTGGGCGTGGTAGCCGTCGAAATACTCGTTAAAGGCGAAAGTGAGGGCCAGGGAGTCGGCCAAATCGGGCGATCGAAGGCCGCGTTTCTTCATTTCCTCTTTGCTTTCCAGCAAAAAGTCGTTGTTGAGCTGGGGCTTGAGACGCGGGGCGGTGATGTCCGTCTCCAGCGCGTCCAAATCTGGCAGACTCACGCCTTCCGGCAGCATCAGCCACAGCATCATGCGCTGCCACATTTCCGCGCGGCGGTTCTTGGGGCCGGGGACCTTCGGCTTGGCCATCTTGGCTTCGCTGGTGCCGCCGAAATTCACCCCGCGGACGATCCCGGCATAGTGCGGACCCAGACTTTTGAGGCCGGTGACGATGGTGGCGCCGATATTGCCGGCGTCTATGTTCACGCGGGCCGGGTGTAGCTCATCGATGAGCGATTTGATCCACGCAATGCCCTCCAGATGGTCAATCCGGCTGCGGTACTGCGTCCAAAGGACCCTGTTACCGCGGCGCGCTGTGATGGCGAACCGATCGCCGCCATTTGAGGCCGGGTCCACGCCCAGAATGAGCGGCCCGATGCCCTCCACGCCCTTGCGCTTGCGGGCACGCACCACCAGCAGGCGGTTGATGAATGGCTCCATGCCCTCCGGTGCCGTCCAGGCCTCCGAGGGGCAGGCCGGATACTCTCGCTGGAACAGTTCAAGACTGCGCAGCTCGAAAATCTTGTAGCGGCGCCAGCACATTTGCCGGAGCGCCAGTTTCCACGTGTCGGCGTATTCCTGCTCCGACATTTCGCCGTCCACTTCCGGCTCCGTGAGGAGCTGAAAGCCTGGTTCTGGGTCGCGGGCGTACTCCTTGGACAGCCACCAGGGCAGGAAAATGGGGATGTAGTCGCCGCGGCCGGCTTCGGCGTCCAGCCAGCGGTTGTAAAACTCGCCCGACGCGCCGGCAGAGGTGGATTCCAGGATGATTTCCGTTCCCGGGGCCAGTGGCACGCCCTGGACCGACGCCGCAAAGTGGGCGGGGGCGTTAGCCCAGAACGCCACTTCCGAGCCGTGGAAGTGCGAGACCGTGCCGCCGCGGCCGCCTTCCTTGGTGCCGGCGGTGGCCACAGCATAATTACTGTCCAGCTTGTCAAAAACCAGCTCTTTGGCGTTGGACGCACCGACATGTGGCGCCAACGGGTTGGAGCGCTGATAGCGGTCCACGATCGCAAATAGCTTGTCCGAAGCCGGTTGCTCGTGGGCCAGGATGTAAACCACTTTCCCGCGGTTCAGACTGGCCTTCTGATAATACCGCGCTGCCACATAGGTGGAGATGCCCTGCTGGCGCCCCTTGAGCACCATGGCGCGCACCCAGCCCTTGGCTTCGCGTTGCGCCTCCAGCTTCTCGTGCAGGACGTCCTGTGCCTCATTGAAGGCGAACGGGACAATCTGCGTGTCCTTCGCGCGTACTTGCAGGCATTCCGCGCCGAAAAAGCGGAGGTCTGTGCGCAGCCGGGCCAGCCGGGTGAGTTTCGGGTCCAGGTCGGTCACGGGTGGCCCCGCCGGGTGCGGGAGGGGATCACTGCACAGACGCTAGGGGGAAGCGTCGCCGGCGGGGCGCTGCACGGGGAGACAACAACCGTGAAGCACAACGCTATGACATATTGCTGTAGCACGTCAACGGTCCTCCGTGACGGTGTAGGAGGCATCGGTGATGTCCGTGGCGTTCTCCGCCCGGTCCAGCCGCTCCAGCAGCTTTTCCACGCTATCGGCGTTGACGCTGTGCTCTGTGGAATGTGCCTTGGGCAGACCCTTCTGCCACAAGCCCATGAATCTCCAGTATGATTCCTGGTCCCGGTTGGCCTCGTGGTGCAGCCGCTCAACGCCGCCCAGCATCTCAAACACCGTGTCGCAAATCTCATGGCGCCGGCGCGAACTCATGAAAGGCATGAGTTGGCCGCCGGGCAGGGTCAGGGGAAAGGTTTTGTCATCGGAGGACATGGCAAGGTGACATAGCATGGCGCTAAAAGCTGGCCAAGTCCCACCCGTGCCGCCGGCACACCAGCTTTGCCAAAGACTGGAAGCCGCGGCCGTGGTTGTCGCGCATGTGGAGCTGATCCTGGCGAATGTGGACCATTTCGTGGGCCATACACTGCACCAGGAGCTCCGGCGTTTTGACCTTGGCGGCCGAAACGGCAACCTCGTGCGTCTCTCCGTCCATGTACGCCCTGTGGTGGGCGTGTCGGTCCCGGTGCATGGAGACGATGAAGTTCACCTTATCGGGGTGAGGCAGGCCCCAGCGGCGGAACGGGAGCGTGGTGTTGAGCAGCCGATAGGCCGACTCCAGCATTTCCGGGGTGAGATGCTGCACGACCGCCTCCTGTCAGCGGCGATGCTTCACCGGATGCACGCGGTCTGCGTGCTGGCCCATCGCGCGTTCAATGCCCGACGTATTCAGCTCCGCCGGCGATGCGCTGCGCGGGCGCAAAGGCGCCTTGGTGGGCGCGGGCTGCTGCGGGACGATGTTGCCATCTTGCTGTACCGGGCCTGCGGGCGCGGCAGGCGCTTGCTTGAGGAAATTGGTCATGGCTTGTAGTCCTGATCCAGGGGGTAAATCGGCGTGCCGTCGGCGCGCTTCTGGAGCGGCTTGACGGGATGCACCTGGTCCGCGTGCTGCTGCATCGCGGCGTCCAGGCCGGAGGTGGTGTGGCCAGCCAGCGCCTTGGTGACCGAGCTGGCGCCGGTGGCGTTCTGGATCGCGTTGCGGATGGTGTCGCCAAAGCCGGCCATTATCGTCTCCCAACAGGATGAATCTTGTCGGCGTGGTCCGACATGGCCTTGTCCAGGCCGCTGGCGTGGTTGCCCAGCTTCGCGCGGGCCTTGGCCTTGATCGCTTCCTCGGTGGACTTGCCGATGTTCCCGGCGTTGAAGCTGCGGGTGGCGCCGCTGATGGCCAGGCGCGCGTGCTTGGCGTCACCAATCGGAAAGCTGCCGTTCGGCCCAGCCTTCTCGCCGGGGACGTTGCTGGGGCCGATCTTCGATTTCATGGCTCAGTTCCTCAACATCGGCACGGACGGGTCTGTCAGCGGTCCGTCGCACTTCACGCCCACCGTCACCCCGTCCGGGGTCTGCATGCTCAGCGCCTTGATCGCGTCGGCCTTGCAGGCCTGCATCGTCGGCTCGAATTTCGGCGCCAGGACCTGCCGGCTCGCCATGTCCGCCATGCCGAAAGGATCGGCTGTGAACACGAACACGATGAGCAGGTAGAACACGGCTAGTCGCTCACCTTGCTGCGGATGTTCGCGATCCCGCTGACAACCGCCTTTTCCACCTCGTCGCCGGCATCCAGGGCCAGCGCCTCTGCGTCGGTGAGCACGTTGTCGCCGGCAGGCGCCTTCGGCAGTCGGGAAATGGCCCACAGGCCCAGCGCAATCACGAAAATCAGGACGAGGAACAGGGTCACGGTGGCCTCCGGGTTGTGAGTGCTAGGAGCTGCGCACAGCCCCATGTGTAGCACCACGCTACGGCGTGTCAGCGTGACGTGTCAAGGGGCAATGTCCCTGGCGTCGGTGGCTCGCTTCTCCTCCGCCTGGAGCCTGACCAGCTCCGCCTTCAACGCCTCGACATTGCGGGTATAGCCGGGCAGGGCTTTCCCGGTGGGGCCGGTGCGGGCGGCGAGACGGGCCTGGATGAGGGCAATGCGAGACACGGCGAAACTCCGAAACTTAGTGGGCCGGGCGGCTTTGATCCGTGCGCCTCGGTGCCTATCCCGGCCCGGGTCTCCGCGGACCTAGCTGCCGCGGGTTGGTGAAACTGTGTGACCCCGCCACCAAGGCCCTAGAGCGCCGTTTCGCCGTTTGTCCCGTGGGACCGCAGGCTGGCGTGTTGGGATCACGCGGGGATTTAGCGGCGGGGCGGGCGACGTGTCAAGGTGCTACGCTGGCGGTCCTCTACGTTTCGTCGTGCTGCGTTCTCTCGGACTGTGCTACTATAATTGTATTACATACCCTGAATTTTGGGAATCTATCGCGTGAGCGGCCCATAACAGCCCATTTCATCTCCAAAATATAACATACCCCCGGGGTC